CCCCAACTAGTTATTTATTTTTAGGAGAATCAAGATGAAGGCATGGCGCATGGGCAATCAAAAGATTGCTGCACGTATTAGCGAGATCCAGCATGATAAGTTCCTGACACCGGAACAAAAAGAAACTGCCATTAAAAAGTTGCGCAGTCAGCGCATGTCAAAGCGGCAAGTTCGGATGGAAGGTAAGATTAAGGCTGAACCATCCTTGCTGCTATGCGGTTTGATGCTAAAGGCAGGCTGTCTGACTAAACAAATTGCAGACGAAATTGATGTAGCTGCGGAGCGTGACGATGTATAATACATTAAACAGAGCACATCCATTCGTACGAACTCCAGGCAGATTTGTTCTGCGTGCAGTTCCTGCAACAACTGCTTGGGTTTGTCATCTGTGGAGCAGGCTGAAAATCTAACACTAAGGTTGTTGTGCCTCTGTCTTGCACACAATCTTACGTATCCAACATTTAAATTGCTGCATGAATGGTTAGTCCCGGAGAATTTCTCTCTCGTGGAATTCCCAGATAATGCAGCAATTCTCACTCCTCTAGTAGAAAGCATTGTTAAATGCCAACCACAGATTTCGATCTCGACGAATTTCTATCAGATACAGTCTCTGTTGAGCCTAACTTTGACCAGGATTCCGATAGCGAGTCAGCGAAGAATGTGGGAGCTTCTTATTTCGAGCCCGGATATACAGGAACAATTGACCCAAGGATTCGACAACTTAGCTACAGCTCACTTCTCACGCTACATTCGTGCCCGCGAAAATTCCAACTCGCCAGATTACGAACAACGCATCGAACAGAAGAGTCGCTTAAATCCACAATTACTTTCTCGTATGGCCACGTTGTTGGGGAAGGCATCCAGCTAATCCTAGAAGGTAGGTCAGAGGAAGAAGTAATCTGGAAAATGTTTCTCGGATGGCATACACAATCGCTATTCGATGCCGACGAGAAGCTGAATAAATCTTTCTGGGCTGCTGTAATCGCAATTCAACGGCTGATTTCGATGCGTGAAGGAGGATTCCTAGATGACTATGAATTGGTTTATCATGATGGCAAGCCAGCTTGTGAACTCAGCTTTGCTGTATCTTTTCCTGATGGCTTCAGACTTCGTGGATTTGTGGACGCGGTCCTACGCCATAAAAACACCGGTGCCGTCATCGTTCTCGAATGCAAGACTACAGGATCTACGACCCTTAACCCGGCAACGTATAAGAATTCTGCTCAAGCTATTGGCTATAGCATTGTTCTTGATGTTCTCTTTCCTGAACTTTCGAGCTATGATGTCTTATATCTAATCTATCAAACCAAATCTCAAGAGTGGACTCCAATTCCATTCACTAAAACTTACTTGCAGCGAGCACTTTGGATTCGTGAATTACTGCTTGACATCGAAATGATTAAGCTGTATGCTGAAGCTGAGGTGTTTCCAATGCACGGTGAAAGTTGTGTAGCATTTGGACGAGACTGTGAATACTTGCAAAGTTGTGGACTGAGTACAAGTTACCTGACTAAACCTTGCAAGGAAGAAGATCTAGATAAGACAGAGTATCAAATTAACCTAACGCTGACAGATTTACTGGAAGCACAACTGGAAAAAACTGGAGATTGATATGACCAAAGTCCGTGTACGAATTGAAGTCGAACGTGAGCAACCGCCTGAGCATGCACAGAATCGTAACTACAATTTCGATGAAGTGTATGTGCAGACGATTAATATGAACATGCCAGAGACGCTTGTGAATGCAAGTGCAAGAGTGGTGAATGACTTCTTGGTGCGAGAATTGCAAGCTAAGGAAGCTAAGACCCCAGAATACATTGCACGCAGGACAGAGCTAGAAGCACGCCCAGTAATGCCACCCGCAAAGGAGTATTGACATGAACACCGCGCAAACAAGTTGGAACTTCCGGCACATTGAATTTCTCATCGACATTGCAGAAGACTGCAAGACAATCAAAACTCTGTCAGCTACTAAACTCAAGCGATTCCTGGAACTCAAAGAAGCTGGGCTAGTTCAGGAATCTGAGGATCACTGCGGTAAGTATGCAGAACTCACACCCAAAGGTAAAGGACTATTGGATCAATTAGAAGATAGTTTTGTTGACTATCTTATCAGTGTATGAAAGGCTACAATGAAACTCTCAGCACGACCTAAAGCACAGAATCATCACATCCTCTTATTCGGTCCACCTAAGTGTGGAAAAACCAAACTAGCAGGTGATCTGTCTTCCGACTTTGACTTACTTTGGTTTGACCTAGAATCTGGAGTTGACACACTCAAGCAACTTCCAATCGAGCAGCAAGAACGGGTTGAAGTTATTTCCCTTCCAGACACTCGCTCCTATCCAATCGCAATTGAAACTTTGCTCAAGGTAGTTAAAGGCAGCAAGGTAGAAATCTGCGAAGCTCATGGAAAGGTGGCTTGCCCGATCTGCAAAAAGTCTGGCGACCCGGTGATCACGGTAGAACTAAACGCGCTGCCTGAGAATACAATTGTAGTATTTGATTCGCTCACTCAGCTTACCAACTCTGCAATCTCAAACATCACCCGAGACGAGCCAGACGACTATAAACTGAATTACGATGATTGGGGCAATCTGGGCAAGCTAATGGATATGTTCTTATCGCACATTCAAAATGCACCGTACAAATCAGTCTGCATTTCACATGAGATTGAAGTTGAAATGGTGGATGGCAAGCCAAAGATTGTTCCCACCGCAGGCACCCGAAACTTCTCCCGCAACAGCGCCAAATACTTTAGTGAAGTTGTATACATGGAAGTTAAGAATGGCAAGCATCGTGCAGGCAGTAGTACCTCCTACGCCAACAACATTCTAACAGGTTCCCGATCTGGCGCAGTGCTTGAAAAAGCAGAGAAGCCCAGTCTAGTTCCAATCTTCAAAGGTGAAGTAGTACCTGTGACTGCGGCAGACAAACCTAACGCACCTGACAGTCCCGGCAATAAAGCAGTAGCTGGATTGGCAGGCATTCAAGCAAGATTGAAAGCAGGAGTTAAATGATATGACTGACGTAAATGAAACACTAAACTCACGCCAATCAACTCACGGGGATTTTGTCACCAATGGACTCATCATGCAAACGCTAAAGAATGATATGCGTTTGCTTGGGGTTAATTGGGATAAGTTAGGGCCACATCAAGCTGAAGCTCTTGAAATGATTCAACATAAGATCGGTAGGATTTTGTCCGGGAATCCTAATGAGCCAGATCACTGGCACGATATCGCAGGCTATGCCACACTTGTGGAAAATATCTTGCGTACCGGAAATTCTCACGTAAAAGGAGAATAATGTGGGTGGACGCTATCAACCTCACCAAGAGCGAGTAATTGCAGAACAGCAGGAACTGCAACAAAAGCTAGATAAGTTAAATGAATTTATGAAAGGAGAGATTTATGCGAAGTTAGATCAACAATCTCGTGAATTGCTTTTTCAACAGTCCGGAGCTATGCAACAATACAACAGCATTCTCCTTCAACGTATTCAACTCTTTTAACTAGGAAACTAAACCATGTCCTCTAACGAAACTACCTCTGATTTCAACCTCGACGCATTGCTGGATGGCACACTTGATGATCTTGCAGATGTTCCTGGATTTGAAACATTCCATGCTGGCGCCCACAAGGTTACCATTAACTGGAAGAAAGTTGACAAGAAGCCTGCATATTCTCTCGGGCTCACGCTGATTGAAACTGTCGAACTGGCAAATGCTGACGACACTCCGCAAAAGCCTGGCACTCAAACCAGTGTCATGTTTATGCTGGACAACGAATACGGCCAATCTGCTTTCCGTAAGATTATCGCATCGCTTGCTGAGCATTTTGGTGCTGGCACGAATCGCGAAATTCTGGAGAAGTCAGAAGGTGCTGAAGTTGTTGCAGTTACCAAGAAGCGTGCGAACAAAGAGAAGACTGCGGAATACACTGACATTGTTGCAATTGGCGTAGTCTAACCCGGCCCCGTGCCGGTCTAAGTGACTTAACTTCTGTACCCGCATTGATAGAAATGTCTTTGCGGGTATTTTAGTTAGTTCATTTACTGCCCCGATGGAGAAATCGGTTAGACTCAAGAGACTTAAAATCTCTCGCTTAATTGCATGTCGGTTCGAGTCCGACTCGGGGCACCAATAATATAGGAGAATCAGTGTCAGCAACCAATGCTCTCTTCCTCGGCACAGCCTATGACAAGCAATACCTGCCTTACATTAAATCAATGTTTGGTGGCCTGACTACCTATGTAGTTACTGAGCCTGTCGCATTACTGTCCCACTTGGAAATGTATTGTGCCAAGCGATCAATCACCAAGATTGTATCCACCAATACTGCAATCCTGTCTCGCCTGCTACATCTACAAGGCAATCCCAAATCTGAGCCGAAGCTGTCTGAATACGCCGGCTCCCTATTTGAATACAAAGGATTGGAGATTGTATTCATTGATCCACTGGCACAGCTTGTCACAGTTTCGTACGGCAAGTTTGTAGCAGAGCGGTATATTTCTAAGGTAGCAGCTCCGCAAAAGTGGACTGACCCTACTCCATTCAAGTGGCAAGTTCTGACCGCCTCTAACATTGATACTGCATATGCAGATTTGTCTGGTGCCTATGCAATCGCAGCAGACATTGAAACCACACGAGTGAATCTTGCAATTCGTTGCATTGGTTTCGCAGGTGTATTTATCGACTCGGCAGGCGCAATTGATATTCGCTGCTATGTTCTACCAATCGACAGTGATTGGGCATTGCTGTGGATGCGCAAAATCAATCAACTCCCCGCAGCTAAAATCTTTGCCAATGGTAAATATGACAACTCGTACTTACTCCGTTACAATGCTCACCCTGCCAACTGGCTCTGGGATGTGCAGCATATGTTCCACTCCTGGTATTCGGAACTACCAAAAGATCTTGCTTTCCTTAATGCCTTCTTTCTACGTAAAGTGGTATATTGGAAAGACTTGGCGGACACGAACGACCTCGAACAGTACTATAGATATAACGCTATGGACTGCTGGGCAACTGCCAACGTTTGGATACAGCAAATGGTCCAGGCGCCTGAATGGGCGAAACGAAACTATCTACTTGAGTTTCCACTAGTCTATCCATGCTTGCTTGCAGAAATGACTGGAATCAAACGGGATGCAGCACGGCATTTGGAATCCAGAGCATTGGTAGACAAGCAAGAAGCGGATATGCTGGCCCGGCTGCGTGTGATGGTTGGGGCGCCCACATTTAATCCAGGATCATCTAAGCAAGTTCTGCAGCTGTTTAAGATTCTGGGCTGCGGTGATCTAACCTCGTCGGATGCTAAGAATATTGCCAAAGCTAAGTATCGACACCCACTAATCGCACGGATTCTGGAAATGATTTCTGTGCCCAAAGGTAATCCAACACCTTCCATTCGAGGATTGCGCAAACTTAAAGGCACGTATCTCCGCTTGGATTCCGACGCAGATAAGTACGACCCGGAACAAACTTATGACGACGACACGGATGACCTTAAGGGCGGCGCAAAAGAGTACAAGGGAAGAATCTTGTATTCCATCAATCCTCATGGAACTGACACTGGACGATGCGCCAGTAAGTCACACCATTTTTGGTGCGGATTTAACATTCAAAACATACCGACAGGTGTTGAAGTTAAGCAAACACTTTGCGCAGAAGATGGGTTTTACCTCGGCGAGTGTGATCTGGAGCAAGCTGAATCACGAGACACAGCACACATTTCTGGGGATACTGCGCTCATTGCAGCTGTCACAGGAACCAAAGATTTCCATAGCGTTAACTGCTCTGCATTTTTTGGAGTGCCTTACTCTGATATCTACGACGACGCAACTGGAAAGACTAAAAATAAAGCACTACGTGATCTTGCGAAACGCGTCAATCACGGAGCTAACTATAACATGGGAGCAGGGGTGTTGGTAGACACAATGGGGTTTGCCAAGATTTATGAGGCAGGTAAGCTATTGAGGCTGCCGTACAAAGAGCCGAAGAAGATTGCAGAGCATTTACTTGCACAGTTTCATCGGACATACCCACGAATTGCAGGAGCATATTATGTCGCAGTCGTTAATGAAATTGGAACTAGTCGTAAGCTTACCTCCCGAGCATTCCACCAGACAGC